AAATCCTTCGGCTGATTCAAGTTTTTTACTTGTTGTACCTGATACAGAGTTTTGTTTCCAACTATTAAATACTTTTAGTCTAAAATCTGCATTTATTTTACTTGTCCAAGCAACTCCTTTGGGAGTACGAGATGTTTTTATAATTACTATACCGCCCGTTATTGATTCGTAGGAGTAGTGCGTTTTATTCCAACCCTTTAACTTAGTTGGATCTTTTAGTATTTCTTTAGTAGCCTTTAAAACGTCTCCAAACTTTGCCATTGATGACGGTTTATTTTTTTCACCTAGTGCAATATTTAGAGCCTCTGTCATTTTTTGCGCAAACCTGTCTTCTTTTATTATTACTTTAAATGCAAATCTATTTTCTTGCATCTGTCTTGCATACTGTGACTTAGGTCCATTAGGATTTATGTCATTATAAATCTTTTTTATCTCGTCTCTAATCTTAGCTATAGCCATTACTTGTATATCTTATAAAAATCTAGTATCCTTTTGATATGGTCTGGAAAGCCTATGTTTCCAGATATACCAGAAGTAGTTGGATTCTCGATCATAGCACCTGCTATTTGCATACGTGCTTTTCTTTCATCTTTTAAATAGTATTTAATCAAATCAAATACTGCTAATTTTAAATCGTCTGGAGTAGCACTGTAGCCTGCTTTATAGACTACTTTTACTGATGCGAAACCTTGTGCAAAGTTCTTAGCGCCAGTACTGCTAGTACGAATTATACTGTCTGTCATAGTATCAGTTACATATTCATATTTACCACTATTGTCGGAATTTCCTGTAATTAGTGTAACGTATGATGCTGCTTGATCCTGTCTTTCTGCAACCGAGGTTACTATTCTGATAGGACTTTCATCTAACATAATTCTAGTTGTAGACGTGTCGTGAATATCAAAGTATTCGGTTTTGTTAGTATCATAGTAGTCAAGTATTGAACTACCACAATAAGTTTTTACAATTTGAGTAACTTGAGGTATTAAACTATTTAGACGAGCGTCTGTTTGAACGCCTTGAAGTCCAGAAAAGTCTTTATACTGTTGTATTGTTACTAAATTTGCCATGTTATCCTTTTAGATAGTTATGTGGGGAGAAACCTCCCCACATAAAATCATTAGCTCTATTAAGAAGCTTTGTACTGAAGTGCGTGAACTGAAGTTGCCGCGGCAATCATGTCCGTGAAACCAATTCGTTGAGAAGCCACGAGGACTCGTCTTTGATTGGCTACTTCGTAGTCAGACTCAATAGTAACACCGCGTAAGCGTGGCATTACATAGTTCTTAGTGTAAACTGCAGCACCGAAGAACTTAGCTGTTGCTGGTGTAGCGAATTCGTCACAAACAATGACTTTAGAGCCAAAGATTGATCCGATTTCTCCATTCACTTTAGTTGCCAAATCACCAACTATGTTGATGTCTTGGAACTCAGCGTCACTTAATAAGTTGAAATACTCGGTAGTATTTACAATGTAAGTAACGTCAGCTGGGTTCATACCATATTTACCCATTTTCTTCCTAGCATTAAGAAGCATTGCTGCTGTTAATGATTCGGATGCAAATGCAGTTGCAGATTGAGTTACATGTGAAGCACTTGAGTTAGCTGCTACCGCAATGGCAACAAGTCCGTCAAAGGTTGCTTGTGATGTACCATAAACACCATCAGCGTGGTCACCCACTAGGATAGCATTTTCAATACCGCGTGCATGTGATCTAATAATTGATTCCCTAATTAAAGGAAGAATTGGTAGAATTGCATCTTCTTCAGTCTCATTACCTAAGTAAGATTGTGAAATAAGTTTCTTAGTTGAAAGGGTTCTTTCAGTCATGTCAACACCAGCGAAAGGTGAACCATAAGTATCGCCTCTTTCTTCTAAGTTACCATGTGGGCTTGAGCCCGACGCTACTTGTGCTGAAGCGAATTCAGCATAACCAGAATCTGGTAAAATTGGAATTATCTGTGTTGCACTAGACATTTGGATTTCTCTAAATAGAGGAGCCAAAACTAGTGATAACTGAATATCTCTTTCTACGTTAGTTGATACAGTCTGCTCGAAATCAGCACTAGAAACGCCAACGCCCGAATGAGCATTAACCTTTTCTATTGTTGCTTGACCGAGTTTAGTGTCCCAACCTTTACCAGTAGCAAGACCCATAACCCAGGCATCGTTGATGTCTGATTCATGTGCTTTCTGCCAGTTTGAGGTACCTTCTCTTCCGAAAACTCTTTTAGATTCACGAATTGCTTCGATTTCTTGTTTTTTCTCGGTAAGATCAGCCCTTAGTTCTTCAACAACAGTCTCAAGGTTAGTGTATTTTTCATTGACTCTTCCCTCTAGGTCAGTAGTAAGACGCTCTGCGCCTTCCATTCCGACTTCTACTATTGTCTTAACTTTTTCTTGTTCAGCTTCTACGGCGGCAGTTTGTGCTGCAGCTTCAGTAGCTTTCTCAAGTTCCTTGGCATCCTTCTCAGCTTGAGCCATTGCAATTTTAGCAGCAGTTGATTTTGCTACTTCTTCTGCGAATGCTTTCAAGTCGATGTTGGAGCTAGGAGTTTTATTGTCAGTAGACATAGGTTTCTCCTGTGAAACGGTTTTATCCGTTGCTTGTGGCGTCTCAAGTTCTTTAACTTGATCAGCCTCTTTATTGTTCTTAAAAAGATTTTTGAATTCTTGGTACTCTTGGTCTGAATCAAATGATTTAGCAAGGGAAAACATAGCAGTTTGATTAGCTGGAACACTAACAACTGATACTTCAAAGAGTTCGGCGTCTTTAATTTCTAATCCGTCAGTTTCTTCATTATATATAGCGTCCTTGACTCTAAAACCAACGGAAAAGGCTCCAAGCACGCCATCTTTTATTAGATCTTTAATATCGCCTGCAGACTTAGAAATTCTTGCTCCAAGCTCCAGACCATTGTCATTGACTTCCATAGAAGTCGCACGACCAATAGGTTTATTATAATCGTGGTTAAACAAAATTATTGGGTTTTTTTCGAAATTTTGAAGTCCACCGGATTTTGTCCAAGCATCATGGTTAATAACATCACCAACTCTATCAATAGAGCGAGTACTTGCTAGTCCTAATATATTAATTCCGCCATCGTCATCTTCACTTAGCGCTTTAAAACTATTAGTCCAATGAAATAATTTTTCTTTCATAATAAGTCCTATTTCTTAGCCTTTTTAGGGGCTACCTTAGCTTTAGCTTTTTTAGGAGCTGCAGCCTTTTTGATGTCACTTTCTTGTACAGGTTTAGTAGCTGCTGCCCATTGTTTTGGGAAGTTAGCTTCTATCATTCCGTGCATTCGAGACCAAGATCCAAAAGGTCTTTTTGCAACGTTGTACCTTATAGGTGCATCAGTTTCTGCTTTATATTCAGTAGGGTTAAGCATTTTTCCCTTTTTTGCAAAATAATTTGCTAATTGTTCTAGTATTGCTTTTTTATCAGCCATCTGTCTCTTCCTCTGTTTGGGGCGGTTTCCCACCTTCTTCGGGGTTTGCTGCACTACCCGCAATATTTGCTGGGACTCTTAAATCGTCTTGACCTTCGATCATTCCTAAGTTTAAGCTGTCCCTAGCTTCGTTTGGTGTCATTATACCTGAGTTTACTAAAGACTGGTAGTAAGCTGCTTGATCTCTTAGCTCTGGTTGTAGAGCAGGAATATCTGTTACATCTTCGTTTAGCTTATATCCATAGTACCTTTCAAATGCATGAGCTATCTTTCTTACTATAGGGAGAACTGTCTCTAAATAGTAAAGTCTGTGGTTAGGTCTAATATTAGCATTGTTCCCACCATCTAAAAGAATAGGTGGTACACCCATAGCTTCTAGAATTATCTTTTCATTAGCGTTTATAGATGACTGAAAGTCTAACTCTTTAAAGTTTATTTTCGTCAAGCTATCTACTTCTAAACCACCGTCTAATATTAATGGTCGTCTTCCGCCATTTGTAGGATTATACCTTGTTTGCCAAGCCTGCAGCATTCTTTCTTTTATTCTTTCAGAAAGAGTGTTTGGACTCTTTAGTACTAAACCGGGAACAGCTCCATTCTTAAAGAAGTTGTCCTGAAACTTTCTCATGTTGTCTAACAGATACATTGTTCTGTATGCTGGTTTCAATCTGGGAACGCCCCTATAGATTGAATTAAATGAGTTTTCTTTAATATGTATAATTTCTCTAGGGGCGTAATCAATGTGTCCGTCGTACTCAAACTTTTCTATATAACTAACAGTATCAGAATGTATTACTACGTTCTGTGCTGGAAGCTGATACAAGTGAGCACCGTCGTAATAAACGAATATATTACCGTCTATTAACAAGTCTATTATTAGATTTCTTTTGAACGTGCTGACATCTTGAAAGGGGTTTGGTTCCTTATTAAGTATTAAATCTACACGACTTCTCCGAACATTATCTTTGATTGGTGTAATACCTTTAATCTTATCTCCAACTATAAATGATATGTCTGATACATCATCTACAATCATATTTACAGCACGATTAACTACTTCTAAGTCTTCGTAAGCAGATCGATAATTATCTTTCTTCTCACGAGTGTTTATAGTTAAGCCTTCATCTAATGCAATAAAACTCTGCGCAGGATTTAATTTCTCCTCCGTCTCAGTAGTTCTACCTATTAGTCTGTCATACCATGCCATTTTTAGTCCTTTGTTTGTCTACCCATCTTTTTTGTTTTAGGGCTGTAGCCAATAAAGGCTTCTTTCCGTAAATACTGTGTAGCCGCATATGATGGGGTTTACATAGTGTAGCAGCTTCGTGATAAATCTCATCTATATGTTCTGCAATAAAAGTTTCGCGAACATTCATTATTTCATCGGCTGAATTTATTGTCATTTTATGTTGTTTCAACCAAGTATTTAAAAGCTCGGTCATTCCATAGAAGTGGTGAAACTCCAGCAAATCTGTATCTCCACAAATGTAGCATTGAGTTTCTTTCTGATAGCCTGATTTCGCTTTGTCTCGTACGTACTTGACTAAATCTCTTTTTAAATTCATAATATCCTATTAATAAAAATTATACCAAATTTTTACCTTTTTGTCAACATTTATTTTTTGGTAGGTCGTGCATTAAAATGTATGGGCAGATGTCTCAAATGTATACAGCGCATATCTAATCGCATCTGACATATGGCTTGCCATATTGTGTTTTGGTCTTTCTTTCATTAAATTTGGGTTATTATCCCATTGATATTGATCGACAGCAGCTAAGGTATGACTACACTTTTGATCTACTATCAACATATCGTTATCTATTATTCCTGCTGTTTGTCCAATACCGTCTAGAACAGACTTTTTAGCATTTATAGTACTAATATCATAATTCTGGGCAAAATCAAATCTAGTTTGTTGAGCCGCTGAATCAATATAAATCCAATCAATGTTATATTTTTCAATTCTTCGTCTAATTTCTATAGCATGCTGCTCAGTAGTTTTTTCTGCGTCTAGATATTCGTCTATAAGGTAGAATTTTTGATTGTCCCAATCGTATGCTATTACACATAAAGCTGTTGGATCTTTATACCCTACATCAAGACCTGCAAACACATCCATATTACTAGTATCTAACTGACTTAAATCTGCAACACACTCTTCAAAGTTAAAGTTCCAAATTTGTCCTTCATAAGTATTAAAATCAGCAAGATATTCTTGTGCGAATTCTGCTGCTGACATTGCTTTTTTAGCTTCTACTATATCTTGGTCTGATACTCGTGGGTTTTCATGATAAGTTGCTCTAATGGAAGACCAATCTTGGAATTCTTCACTATAGCCTCTATGATAGAAGTCAGCAAACCAGTTATTCCTACCACGAGGTGTAGAAATAAATACTGCTTTGCTAGCTTCTTTATCTAATGTTGGTCGAAGAGCCACATTGAAGGCGTCTTTACCGTCTGCTAATGCAGCTTCGTCAAATATAATCAGATCATAAGACCTACCAACTGTAGAATCTACTTGATTGACTGATCCCATTCTGATTGTAGAACCATTAGATAGTTCGATCACTTTGTCTTTTGCATTATCTCTTACCACCTCAAGATCAAAGTGCTTAATAAGCTGTCTTTGTAAATCGAATGAGATCTGAGACAAAGCATAGTTTGGTGACATAATTAATATGTGGGAGTTTGGCACGAGTGAAACTAATTGTCCGATAACATTAGTTATATAAGTTTTCCCTTGCCGTCTTGAAAGAGCGGCACACACAAATCTATATTTTGGATTATTAATAGCATTGATTAATGCTACCTGTGCTGAGTTTGGTTTGGTACCTAAAAGGTTAAGATATTCAGCTATAGGTAATTTAATAAAACGCGTTGCAGCGTCAAAGTTCATTATACTCTCAGAGAGTATGTCCTTTCTACTTATATCTAACATTAATGTATTGTTACACTTCTTTTTAAGTTACCTGATAAGCCTACGTCTTCAAAGACTCCCTCAGCGTTGCAAACATTTAACATAAATAAGTAACCAAGACAAACGTCTCTCATTACTTTATCCTCTCGTGAAATATCTGCACCCTTTTTATTTTTTAGTCTTTCTAACGTGGACACACATAGGTCTCCAACGTCTCCCAACCAAAAATTATCGTTTAACACTATCCCTCTGTTACTACAGGCGCGCCGAGTACTTCGGCATGTGCTGCAAAAATTTGATCAGTTGGATTTTTTCTAACTATGGATACTTCACCGGCAGCTAGTGTAAAAGTTGCTAGTGTTACGTCGGCAGCGTTTGCTACAGTAACTAATCTATTAGTGCTACCATTATTAACTAACCGTACGTCCATACTATTTAAGAAGGTGGAGGCTGCTCCGACATTTGCGCCGCATGCTGCTTCCGATCCTAAAAATTTTAATGACATTATTCTCTCCTACGAAGGTTTACTTCGTCTTTTCCTGCGTTTCTTTGACCATTTAATTGCACGAAGCCTGCGCTTAGCTGCTTTTTTGGACTTAGAAACTCCAGAAGTATTTTTTACTTTCCAACCTTTTTTTGTTTCAATGATTGGCATTATTCACATTCTACTTCGTTTTCTTGCCATTTAGTATCTGGCACATCATTCTCGAAAAAGAAGCATTTTGTTTTTCCACTTTTCCAGAATAAATTCTTTGAAAAGGCTGTGGGTATTGTAGCACCCGTTGGTAAAACTTCTGCATTACTAAACCAGATAATGTTCTCTACAAAAATATCTTCGTATACAGACCACTCTCTTACAGCGGCTTCTAGGAATCTCCATGCACCTCTGTTTAGTTTTTCATGTTGCAATGCACTATTTAAGTACGAAAAAGTTTTATATAAGTTTTCTTTGGAATCACTAAAATGAGCTGCTGGTGCCATATGTCCTTTATCCCACACATTCTTATAGTAATCCGCATTATCAGAAGTTTGTATCATAGGTTCTTTGTAGAAGCTCATACCTTTTCTGTCTGCGTTTTTAGGTCTATTAGTTACCCAGTAAGAAACCTTAGTAGGTTGCTGTAGGGTTGTATCGTACCACACTATATAGATGTCTTTATCTATAATTACTTCTGTTGGGTATGCATTACAAGATGCAAACGTAAGCGCTAGTATAGCCCATAAATATTTCATTACCATTTCACCTTATTTGCCCAATATGCTGCAGACATTCTGCCTTTAGCAATATTCTTTGCATGACGAGCTTTAAATGATCGTCTTCTAGCTTTCTGAGCTGTGCTTGTAGGTTTTTTACCTGCTCCCCTTACTCCTTGTTGTCCAAATCTTATAGTTTTAATCTTACTTCCGATTTTTGCTACAACGACATGTGACTTTGTTTTGTGCTTGGGTGTGCGTTTTGGTTTATTGAACCCTGAAACTTTAGCTCGTTTAAGACTAGGGTTTCTAGTCTTTCTTCTTGCTCTAGTTTTTCTTGCCACGTTTCTTTCCTTTCTTCTTCTTGAAGCCAGCTTTCATAAAGCTGTAAGCTCCCTTGGAAACCGTAGATTTCTTTTTACTTCTACTTTTGCCAGCTTTTTTCCTAGCATTGATATTCGCGTACAAGCCTTTCTTTGCTTTTTTAACTTTTCTTTTTGCCACGTTTCTTACCTCGCTTTTTAGGTCGTCCTCGCCTTTTTCCGTATGTTCCTTTACCGGCAGGCATTATGATTGTTCCTTAACTAGAGTATAAATACCCCACGCTAGAGCTGGCCATGCCAGCATCTTAATGATCGGTGCTCCTATTAAAATTAGTATGCTTCCGCCTACAATAGTTGCTCCGTCCCAAGATGTTCTCTCGGCTATCCTAGCCATCATCCAATCCTTCATTGCCATTATCTTGTCCATCACGATAGTTCTCCCCATCTATGCTCAGGGCATGTAGCCCTTACTAACCGCGCTTTGAGTGGCATAAAGCAATTACATACTTTACATACTTTTAGCTTGGTTAATTTATTACACTTATTGCAAATTTCAATTCTTTGCGTGTAATTACTCATCTTCTACGGGTGGAAGCGTTACTTTTTTATAGTATACTACCACCTCTTTGAGTTCGTTTATATATCTTTTTAGTTCTTGCATATTATATGCCATTAGTTCATAGTCTGGAACTGACATTGCAAAAAATACTACGTTACCTTGATCTTTCTCTATTCGTTGTAGAAATTCATCTATATTCTTATCTGAAACTACATACCAATAGGGATCCTTAAGATCAATCTGTCTAGGCATAATAGGTTGAATAATTGTTCTTTCAATAGGTTTAGTTACTATCTCTACTTCCGTTTTAGTTGGAATTAGGCTGCAACTGGATACCATCATCAAGACTGTCAATATTGCGACTATCCTCTTCGATTCCATTAAATACCTCCATTGTAGCTTTGTTAGCTCTCGGCTCTATTAAGCCCGGCTTTGCTGCTGCTAATCTACTGAGATTGTGTCTTTTAAATACATCTAAGTAGCGATTCATTTCGGTTTGTATTTCTGCATTTCTTATCTGCATATCTTGCAAACCTTTACCTTGCAGTTCTAAATCTCCTTGAAGTTGATTTATTGCTGCATCTTGTTCTGCGTCTCTTAAAGTGTAGGCTGCGTTCTCAGCTTTTAGGGATTCGTTTTCAATGAATAATGTATACCCAAGAAACCCCATAACTAATATCACTCCCATCAATAATTGATTCATCCTCTTACTTCCTCTTTGTTAAACTCGGGTAATACAATAATTTTCTTTTGTTTTAAACACCATTGATGTGTCTGCGCGTTAGTGTATTGCCATAGAGTACAATCTTTTGTATCTATCTTCCTTTCACTAAGTGGAGCATTCCATAGTATTAAAATTAGTATAAGTATTTTCATCTAGTGGTTATTCTATAGTTCAACCCTGAAGGGCTGCTTACTTCTACTACGTCACCCTCATGGGTTTTGAATTTGAGGTAGTTTGGTTTCTTTATGTAGAACTTCTTGACAACATACTTTTTATCGTCTGCGTCACCCCATTCTTTATTGTAGCTAACTTCAAGATCCCAACGAGGAGACCACCATGAAACTAGCCATAGCCAGAAGGCTTTAAGTTTTTGTTTTAATCTTGCCACTTACTTTAAGTAGTCCTTTTTTAGCATCAGCTTCTGTAGCATAGCCACACTCACTACCCTTCCACTTAAACTTCCATGTGTTTCCATCTTTAAAGATTTCACCATCATTTTTAGGTTTAGTACTTTTAGTAGATGCCTTCTTCATGTCTTTTGTTGTATATTTACCTTGCATATTATCCTCCATGCATCATTACCATAGTTATAATTACAGAGCCGCCACCAGCAATGATAGCACCAGCGATTCCCATTAGTATGTTTTCCATACGTTTGTGTTGATCTTCTTGATCACTCATTCGTGAAAAAATGGTTTTCCATCTTTCTTCGCACTGAGCTTCATGAACTGCTAGACGCCTCTCAACATCCTGTATCTCTATTCCCATTTGACTTGCCCTGTAATAATTCTGTGAATTCTAAATTCATTTATGTTAGTATATCAAAATTAAACATTGCTGTCAAGAACTATTTTCCTAAGGTCATAATTATTCTTATGTCTGTAAGGGTTAATTTCAATATATTTTTTAAAGTTGAAATATTTTTATAGATAATAAATTTTTTGGTCATAAACGTAACCTGTTCGTTCTAAACAATCTATAATAATATTATATTAATTTTATATTTGTAGTACGTATGTAGCGATCAGAAAATTCTATTTAACAGCATAAATATTAATCGGTTCTGATTTTCCCTTCACTAATATATTACCTATACTCTTAAAGTCATAAGGAAACTGACACAACTTCATTGTGTCTTCCGATATTATGATAGGGTATTCTTTAT